CCTTACTCTCCCGGTGCCGTTATTGGCGGGGCAGCTAAAGCTATAACTGGTGGGGGTATTGCGAAAGGTGATCTCTCTGGAGAAGATCGTTCGTATGGTATTTCAGGGGAAACTATTGATACAGCTAAAGTTCTTAGTACAGGGCAAATGGCTCAACAAAGCATCGATAGACAACTACAAGATATATCTTACGATGAGTTTACTAAAAGAATAGGATCAGGGGAAATACCTAATGTAGGAACTTACCCTGACCAAATGCTAATTACAGATGTTGAGATTCTTCAAGACCCCTCAATAGATGCAAACTTTAAAGACCAGTCTCTCATTCGTTTACAAGAAGCGTATGAGATATACACAGATGAAATAAAGCCTACAGCAAAGAATCCTGTAGCGTTTGGATTAGAAACATCCCCCGGAATATATAAGTTTGCCCCCACAGATGAAGCCAAAAAAGACCCCAAGCTTAAGACAACTCAAGAAAACATTTTTACTGCACAGAGCCGCGTTGCAACTGTTGTAAAAAACGAGTTTGCTAACGCTACAGGAACTACAGATGCAGATCAAGATCGTATAGAGAATGTGTTTATTAGAAACTTGTCTACTGGCAGCTTTTGGGACACTCTTGTAGAGAAGGTAAACGACGATAACTTAAGAGGGCCAGCAGAATTTATTGATATGGTCTTTAATTATGGAACACACGCGGTAGAAGCTGCTGCCGCCGCAGGGCTATCCTATCTTAGCCCCTTTCATAATTCTCGTGGCTTTATGGAACAGTGGGAAGATACTGCTGAACAAAGAGCAAACTTTTCTCAGGGTCTTAAAAAGCATTTCTTAGAGCCAGTTTTTGGTATTAAAAGTCTTTCCTCTACCATGAATACTATGGTGCAAACAGAATTGGAAAGGCAGCTTAAAAATGAGGATATTGATAAAGAAACGTTTGACAGAATTACAACGTTTAAAACAGTTGATCCGATAACAAAAGAAGAAATATCTGGACCACGACAGTTTGTTTCGGAAGAATTAGCTCAAGCACTTTTAACTAACGCCATAGACACATTGTCTGGCGATGAAGAATACGGGGTTCTTCTTGCAAGTAACTTAATTGGTCTTGCAGGAGTTGGCAAAGCAAAATTTGCTAAAGGCAATGCTAACTTAAAAAGAATTGAGTTAGAGGTAGATAAGCTACGTAAAAAAGCTGAAGCTGAAGATGCAACCGACGCAGACATAATGGCTTACAAGGCTGTTGAAGGAATGTCAGTCATACAAGCTGGCAGAGCTTTAAAAACACAGGGCGTATATAAAGGCTTTAATGAAAAGGCTGCTTTGTTTTCTGTAGGAATAAAGACTGCAGATGCCAATATGGTAAGGTTATCTAAGGAAAGAAGTCGCATTTCGGCAGAGATGAAGACAATGAGAGATGCGCCGGGATTTAGTTCGTTGTCTCCAGAGTATAAAACTTTAGAGTTCGAGTTCCGTCGTCTTAGCAACATGACACTAAACAAGTATGTTACAGGTCGCTTTGTTCCTATTACAAAGGAAGCAATTAAAGACGCAGTTCCAATGTCAGCGTTTATGTACTGGCAATCACAAGAAGACAGCACTTTACGAAATTTAGTTGGTGGTGATCGTATGATGGCAGAAGGACTAGCTGCTCTTCTGTACATTGGCCCCGGAAAATTTGCTGCAACAGCAACAGGAAAGACAGCTTACTGGGTTAATCAACAGGCGGGTGACTTATCAGCGCATGTTCAGTCTGGACTTGAAAACATCATAAGCATTCCTTTTGAGAAGATTGGTTTTAATGGAATCAGGGGATACCTTGCAAATCGTGATCTAGAAGGTCTTGCTAAAGTGTACGCCGCAAGGACAGGTCAACAATTGCCACCGTCTGCTCGTGCTGCGCTAATTCAAATGGGTAAATTGTCTTCTGTACTAACTGAAGAAAGCTTAGATCAAATAGTTGTTTCTGCAGAAAGAATGCAAAACAGAGTAAAGAAACTTGTTGACGCTTTTCCCGCAGAAGAACGAGTAGAGATGACTAAAATGTTATCTGAAACTTTAGCTTCGACAACAAGTGTTGACTGGATGCGGTCTATAAGCAGACTAGAGGGAATAAAAATTGACGGTGCTAATCTTAACTCCTTAGACAATATGGAAGAGATGATGCAAGCCCAAAGAATAATGACACTCCAATCACAAAAATCAACTCGCCTAATTGAAATGTTAGAGTCTAAAGTGTTAGGTAGAACAGACTTAAAAAATCCTGAAGAAATAACAAACTACATAGCAAGTTTGAAACAGGCAAAAATAAACAATGACCAACTGCTTTTAGATGAAAAGGCTGATTTAAACATACTGATTGAAGACTTTAAAGCTAACATAATATCTGACCCAAGTCAAGATATACCTGACGGTGTGATTGCTGGTCTGGATAACATGTCCATAGAAATACAAACAAGTTTAAAAGGTGACGTTGCTGCTTTAAACCTCGCAGAAGAGAAATACCAAAAGAATGTTTCTCTCCTAGCTAAACGTGCTGCAGCCGCTTCAGAGTATAGAAGTACAGAATCAAAACACATTAAGACAGTTGCCCGTAATGCAGAGATGATTATAGATAACAAACTAGAACGTATGAGGCGCAGGGCTAAAAGTGGATTTGTAAGCGTAGATAAAAAAGCAAGGGAAATGGGTGCGGTTTTGTCTATAAACTCCATGATTGAAGACTTAATGAAATACGCTCCTGAATCCGAACTGCAAGAGATGTTTGGTAAAAAGTCTCGTTTATTTGTTGGTACACTAGGTAAAAAATTGTATACTACAGTAAACAAAATGGCAAAGCGTTCTCTTGAATCTATGGAAGGTAGCTCTTATAGTGAGCTATATAAGCTTTCAACTAATAAAAATAGTCCCATGTATATTGGCGAAAATCCAAAGCCATTAGATATTATGCTGCACTACATGAGACAAGCAAAAGAAAATCCTGATGCTGTGCAGCAAGCACCTCAGTTTCTCGCTACACCCGGCGAAGTTATGGATGTGTTTGGTGCGTTTGAAGACTATGCTTTTAGAATTAAGGATGACAATTTTTCATCACAGCTAACAGCTTATGCTTCTTCTGTAGAGGATGTAGTAAGAAAGCAAGCTCCTGAACTTTTTGAAGACTGGAAAGCAGCCAGAGAAACTTACCAAGCTGAGTGGTTTGATAAGTTACGAGCAGGTGGACCCTTGCAGGAAATACACAAGTCTAAGGATGGCCCCATTACTGTTGCAGGAAAGAAACCCCTCAATGCAGACAGTGTTTTCCTTGAGGATGTAGCCGTTGGAGAATCAGTACCAGAAGGAAAAGTACGGGATCGTTTGTTTAGACAAGCTTACAAAGGGCTGACTCCTCTAGAAGGCTTTAATAAAATAGGAACCAGCATAGAGAATGCTTTAGCTGGAAAGCCAGATTCTATGCAGAATCTTATGCTCCGTAGGTCAGAGTTTATTGAGTCTTTTTCTGATGGGGTAGATGATGTCTTTGATTTAAGCAACCCTAAAATTAAAGCGGAATTTGAACTTATGCAAGCCCATATGACAGAGGTTGTTTATTCTAGGTGGGGCAATAGGACTGCAAAAAAACTGTCCGATCCTAGACTTTCTCCTGATTCAAATGTACTTGAACAGGGGGGATACAACTGGGAAGGAATGCAAGATTTTGATCAAGTTCAAAACGCATTAACTGTTTTAGTCAGGAACACAAAGGGGGGAAAGCCTCGCAGAATTAAACTTGTAGATTTAGGAAAGATGATTGAAGAAGAAGCATCAATTGAAAAGCTTATAGGTGAAAACAAAGGACTTCAAAAGAAAGCCTCAGAGTTCAAGCAGAAGGTGCTAACCAACCTTAACGCTTCACAAACAACAGTAACTTCAAAACTAGGAATTGAAGATCAAGGAGCCACTAAACTCAGAGAGATGATAGGGTTATCAAATTCTAAACAGTTTTTTGAAACGGCTGTACTCAATGGTAATAAGGGAAGCCTTGACGCATTCATAGCAAAAACAAAACTACAAATCGGTGATACTTTTGAAATAGATGGTGTTGTTTACAATACTGAAGAGGCCATAGATAAGGGTGTGGCTAACTTAATTGTAAGCGGATTATTTGAACATGGAAACGTCGGACCTATTCCGGGAGCAACTTATATAAGTCCTGCAGGGGTTCCTTCTCCTATAATTGGCGTAAACAACCCCGAAATGATACTAGAAGCTATGGGGAAAGAAAATGTTGAGACTATATTGAAGGGAGTTATGAGTGACGAGCATTTTGATCTTTTTAAAGAAACAGTAACACATCTAACTGAACAAGTAGGTTTTGATCGTGGTGTGTTTACAACTGCAGGTCAAGTTGAAAACGTTGCTAGAGCGTTTGGTACAAACCAATTAATTTCAAGGGGATTTAACCTTGCTCGTGGTATGGTTAGCCCTCAGTACGTTGCTGCTGAGTTTGCTGTTTCTCTTGCATCTCATGCAGGGATAGACATGTTAAAACTTGCAGCAGGAAACGAGGCTGCAAACGATTTAATTATTAAGATGTTTAAGTACCCCCGTCAAATGACTAAAGCAGATGTAGCAACATTTGGAAATCTTGTCACAGAATTTGTTGTAACAGAACTTGGTTCTATGGGATTAGACGGGGTCGAGATTCTTGACACCTTTATTGAAAAAGAAATTAAAAAGATGAAAGAAGAAGGAACTTACACTCCAATAGAGGATCAACCAGCACCCATAGATGAGGCAATGTCTTTACTCTTTGATAATCAAGAAGGAAACTTAAACTAATGAAAACCTACAACAACGGCCCTCGTAAGGGAATGATGTATGGCGGCATGTCCCGCCGCAAACCAATGATGTACGGTGGTACAGCCATGAAAAAACCCCGCAAGAAAGCTTACGGGGGCGGTACGATGTCAGCAAGTCAGCCACAACAGAACATGATGCAGAACAACACCATGACATCAGGTGACATGAATCAGATGCAAACTGCCATGATGCAGACTCCGAAGTTGCGGATGGCAGCAGGTGGTAAGGCTATGCTTGGTGACCTTGATAAAGACGGCAAGATGTCTGGCTACGAAAAAAAACGCCAAGCAGCAATACAAAAGAACATGAAGAAAAGCAAGAAAGCCTAGATGTAGTTTCTGGACTTCTCCATCATTTCATCTGCCATAGACCGAAGGTAACGTAGAAGGGATGCGGTTGAGTGTGAGCCATCCCACTGGGGCAGTCCCTCTACCATTGCAGATTCAAACTGCTCTGGTTTAACTCCTTCCCAAGTCAACTCTACGGTGCCGTTCTGTTTTAGATTAGCCTGAAATGTAAACAGGTTAGCCTCTGTACTTTTATTAGCCATCTACTTGTTCTAATTCCTGTATTGCTAGATTGTAACAATCAGCCTTGAATACAAAGCCGTTGCTTGGGTCTACGTCACCCACCTTNTAACGGGTTGCTTTTGTGTAGAAGGTTTGTTTTGGTATCTCACCAAGAATCCACGCCTTGCTGTGATCCGTGAGAATACGGACAAAGACGTAGCTATCACAGTCCTGCTTAGTTCCGTGTGCTGACACAGAACAGTCGTAGTTAGGTGATGGGGTTGTGTTGCAACGCTTGGTCTTTACGTCCACCCGTTTGTTTCCAACCAGCAGATCAAAGTCCTTGTTGTTGGCATCAGTACCGCCAACGTAGTCCTTTACAATCACCTCGCCTATAGCCCCGACCACATTACTAAGACTACCAGTTATGCTGCCCTGTAGGATGCCTACAGAGGCGGCTTTCTTTTTGGCACGGGCTATTATATCAGGCGTTATNTTGATCTGTATCACTGTTTGTTTCCTTAAGACTCTTGGCTAATGCAGTCATAAAAGTAGACTGAGATGCTTGTAGCTGGGCCATTCTAAAGTTTAACTTCTGTATTTGATCACGTACATCCCGTATCTGCATGACAGTGTACTGATCCACATGACCCATGTCATCTACCTTGTATTCTACTTCGTCTATAATAACCACATTCTCTTTATCCGTCATCGTCTTCTTCCTCGTCTCTAGGTAAATATACTAAAACAAAGGCACCACAGTTTGAGCAACTAAGGTTGGTGACCATAGAATGATCTGGATCATCCTCTGTGTCGTGGTCACCACCCCAAGTTAGTGCGTATGTACAGTGCCAGCAATTCATGCTGCTGTCAAGTCCACAACTTCACAAACCCCTGCAGTACAGGCAAGTTCACGAGAGCCGCTGGTGTTATCTTCCTTCTCAAACTCTGTCAGTTTGTTCCAGTCAATGTGTACCACTTCCATGCGTTGCTTCCACTCAAGATACTCGTCAGGCTCTATGTCCTGATAGGGTGCCTGTTGGTAAGTGTGGTCACTGTGGGGAAGGAAAGAAACCCCTGACGCTACATCAAAATTCTCATACACCCACGCTCCTACGTCCATCCACTCCTCTTCTTTTACAGACACAGTAATGGACGGCTTATGCTCACACCAGTGTATAGCGTAGGTCTTCCACAACTCAAGTTGCTCTATGGCTGTAGTTTGTGTGCGGGTAACTGCTCCTTTGGGGGACTGCATTGGGAAGCTAAAGACTGTTACGTTGTCTGGCTTCATCACATCTCGTTCAGCAGGTACACCACTGTCTACAAGAAACTGTGTTAGGGGGTCTTTGTTGTCCCCACGAACAGTACGAATAAAGTAATCGTTGTGTCGTGCGTGGATACCACTAGCAGAGTCTGTAAGCTGCGAAACTGTTCCACTAGGCTTGACGCAGGTAATCGCTGCACTAACAGGTATACCAAGTACCTCTGCGTACTCACGGTTTGTTTCCACCGCTACGTCACGCATCTGCTGCAGCCACAGTTTGCTGTCAACATTCTTGGACAGGACAGGGTGATCCATGATGCCTGTTAAAGAAACCCCAAGTAGCCTCTCTTCCTCTGTGTTATCCTTCCAGACCTTCCTGAGATACTTGAAGTCAGTCAGGGTAGACTGCAGGGTACCAAGAATGGTAGCTAGTCTAACCTTATCCTTAAGGGACTCTAGTGTGTCGTTTTCACGGACAACTATTTCTGACAAGTTACAAAACTGGTATGGGCGTAAGACTATCTCACTGCAGGGATTCGTACCCCACATGTGTCCTGTCTCTCGTCTACCATTACGAGCAACCTGTTTCTCAGCAGCCTCACGATTAAACATACCACGCTCACCTGACTTGCTGTCGTACAGGGCAAGCCACTCACGCATAAAGGTACCCATTTCAGGCTTTGTCTTGTAGGCTACAGAGTTATTAGCCAACGCACGTTGCCCCTCTGTCTCCCACCATTGTCCAGCTTTGGCGTGGCGCATCTGATCATCGTTCAGATTAGACAGACTAATCAGGGCTGACCTGCGAACACCACCCACAACAACTACCTCGCCCACCTTGCACATGAGATCGTGGCACTCAATAGGAAACAACCTGCGTCCAGCAGCCTTCTTGAATATTTCTATGGTAAAGTTAAACAGATCAATCAACGGCTGGGGACCACTAGCTCTACCCCCCATGACCTTTAGCCGCGCACCTGCAGGGCGAATAGCAGAGGTATCCCAAGAAGGAACCTGCCCAGCGTAAAGCAAAGCAACCAGTTCACGGTAGGCTTTAGCCCATCCCGGCTTGCTATCTGCTACATTAATTACGGTGCTAGAAGTACTAAAATTGTCAGATACAACAGGTAATTTGTCAACATTCTCTCTCTCCACACTAAAGCCAACACCAGTGCCACACATCAATATGTACATGCACTCATCAAATGAACGAGGGCTATCAACTGGGATGTAACTACAGTTGTACCCACAGATATTGTCACGAGCCAACGCTGGCCCTGAAGTCATCGTTGCCCTCATAGACGGCATGACCTTCAGACTTAAGATTGCATCTTCAAGTTCGTTTCTTAATGAATCAGAAAGCTTATAGTTGTGCTTATCAGACACATGGTTATCCATAAAGCTAATATATCTGGATACAGTCTCATCCCAATTTTCCCTGCGCTGTTCATCGTCTAGCCAACGAGCATAACGTGATTTGTGAATGAATTGTTGGTATGGTGTTGGCAACATGTTGTTCATGTTCTTATTCTCCCTTTGTTTCGATTAGTTTGGTTAGGTACCACTGTGCTTTTTTGAGGTCTTCAACTCCGTTTTTGTAACGGTATCTCCAGAGGTACTTGATGATGTTTCCCTGTAGGTAGTATTCAAACCCATTGTCTGTCGCCGCTTGGATTGCCTCAATGCACTCGACACCTGCTTGATTATAGTGTGGCGGTTTGTTAACGACATCATCGTCCCTCATTCTTTTCACCATGTATTCTTCGTGTTTCATTGTTTCTTTCCAAAATTAACTTTAACTACATTGTCACAAAACTGGTTCTTCAACTCTTCTTCTACTTCTTCGATCATAGACTCTGCAGCAATCTTAAACTGTATTGATGCTGCACCCTTATCATACACATCCTCAAGGTCTTCTCTAACCGTTTCCATTATACCCTCTTGTATAACCATAGCCGGATTGTAGTCTGAGTCATCCTCGTAGGTTTTATCTGTTGTATCGTAGGCAGTCAGGGTAAAGTTCTCTCCATCAAGGGGCTTAAGTATGATGTAGTATCTGTCTGGTAAAAGGGACATCATCTCTACCTGTTTTTGTATTTCAACATCATCGGTCATTTTTTTACCCACTCCATAGGGATAGACCCTTCGGCCCATTCAAAGTTGTATCTTGCACACCAAGTAGCATACGTCGTCTTGCTACCCTTGTAAATCTTATTCTTGGCATTCATAAAGACAAACCGAATATCTAACTCAGGATGTTGTTTCTTCATCAGTACCATCTTCACTCTATCGCCCTTATCTAGGTGGCCTTTAGCTTCTACATAGATGTTTGTTTCTGGGAAGTAAAAGTCGGGAGTGTAGTGTCGAGGGGCAGGTATGTATTCAAACTTATCCTGTTCGTAAAAGAACGTCACGTTCTTGGATACTAGAGTCCGTGCCAAGTTGAGTTCAAACTTAGACCTGTATTTTACCTTGTTATTCAAAAGGTTACCCCTATCGATATTAATCTTTTTTCTAGGTACCCTGCCAGTTTGGGTGAATACT